CTGCACGCTCTGTCCCTCTGCCTGCCATACAGCTCCCAGTGCCGAAACACTTCCGTCCGCTGTATCAAAGGCTACCTTGTCCGGGAAGATCAGGATTTTTGTACCAATGCCCACCAGTGCCTTTTTGCCGTCGGTCACTGCCTCGGTGCAGGTCACCGGGTTCGCGCCGTCGGCATCCGGCGTGTAGATCAGATCCTTCCCGCAGACGGTCAGCAGCCCGTTCAGATGATACATGCCGTTCAGCCCGGTCAACTCCCTCAGCTTGCGGCGCGGCTTGCGGGTGCTCAGCGCCGGGAAATCCCGGGCAGAAAAATTCACGCCCGCGCTGTACTCTGCTTCCGAGCAGGCATAGGTCTCGTTCAGCCCGCCGAATACCCGCACAAGACTGCGGCTGTTCTGCAGCTTCGCTCTGTTTGCCAGAACCATGCTCTCACCTCCTTACCAGCGCCACTGGGCACCCGTCAGGGTCGGGTAGCTGCGCCGCAGCCACGCCGCCAGATCTGCCAGCAGACTGTTGTACTGGGCCTGCTCCCCGACGTAGCGGTCGGTCTCACCAAGGGCCGCATCGGTCATGGCACACAGATAATGCGGATACAGCGCATCAAAAGGTGCCGGTGCCAGCAGCACATCGTCGTCCTGCAGGCTGTCGTCCCATGCAAGGTCTGCGCCCACATCGTCGTATGCATCTGTGATGCTGTTTTTAAAAAAGCGTTCCCGCAGCATCGCGTCTGCTTCCTTCAGCCACGCCTGCCGGGTGGCCAGCGCAATGCGGCTGCCCGGGCGCAGCTCTTCGGCGCGTTCCAGCGCCTGTCCTACGGTCATATGCTCACTCTCCTTTTTATAAAGGCCCGGCCGGGCAGGCTCCCCAGCCGGGCTTTTTGTCTGTTTCGGGTTTACTGGGCGGCGTTCTCTGCCGCCGCAATGCGGGCGGCGGTCAGCTCATCCTGCATCTGGCTGTGCTCCAGCACCTCGGCCACTTCGGGCGGCACTTCCACCTCCACGCCGCGGCGGATCTTATAGTTCACACCGTTCACGCTCACGAACAGATCGCCCTTGTAGCGGCTGTTATCCTTGAACAGCCGGATGCGCACATTTTTCTTTTCAGCCATGGCTCACGCCTCCTCAGTTTGCAGCAGCGGTGGCGGAATAGCTGGACGCACTTTCAATGCGCACCATGTACTGCTCCACCAGACGCTCTGCCGCACGCATGCCCTTCCAGCCCACGGAAGCGCGCTGGTTCAGCGGGTCGTCGCCGTAGCCCAGCTGCTTGACGATGTGCTCCAGACCGCCGCCTTCCAGCTCGGTCACGCCGTAGGCGTGGGCACCCAGCACCAGCGTGCCGAACACAGCCAGACCGTCCGGGCAGGTGGAATCCTTCCAGATCTTGGCCTCGCTGGTCTCCACAAAGCGGATGTTGCCCAGCTTGCCGATCTCGCCGCGGAACATGGTGTCCGGGTCGGCGTACTTGTGCACCTCAATGAACTCCTTGCTGGTCTTCAGGTCGTAGGCAGCGTAGGGGTGGATGATGGCAATGTAGCTGTCGCCGATGGGGTCGGCGTTCATCGCGCCCAGCTGTGCCGCCGCCTGAAAGAACAGCTTCGGGGTCAGGGTGCAGGTCTTGTCCAGTGCCTTGCGGCTGGCAACGGCAGTCTCGGTGCCGTCTGCGGCCAGCTTGGGCGCATAGATCACATTGGTGCCGCCCGCCAGCACATCGCGGGTAATGCTGTCCATGGTGCGGCCTGCCTGACTTGCCAGCACACGGGTGGCCTGCACCACATTGTTGTCAATGGCGGTCATCTGCAGCACGTCGGTCAGCGGAGTCCAGCCGCCGTACTGGTGCAGATCGCTGGTGATGGTGGTCACATTCAGTGCCTGACCGTTCGGGGTCACGCCCTCGGTCAGCGGAGTGGATGCCTTGGGCAGGCTGTCGTACTTGCGGAACTCAATGGTCTTGCCGCCGTTCTGGGGCACAGGATAGTAGTCCGCAAACTGGTCGTGCACCAGACGCGGCTCTGCCTGATCGATGAGACGCTTCTCGTAGAAGGTCTTCATCTCTTTCGACATGGTAGCGGTGGTGTTCAGGTTTTCCGCAAACAGCTGGATGTTGAAATTCTTGTTCATGCTCATATTCCTTTCTCTTGTAAAATATTCACAATTCGATCTGTGCTCCGTGGAGCACACGGCGTTCCAGTGCTTCGCGCTGGGCGCGGGTCATGCTGGCTACATCCGGGCGGACGGTAGCCGCGCCGCCGGGCCGGATGCCGTTTTCGGTGGGCCGTGCGGCCCGCTGCTGAATGCGTTCCACCACGCCCTGCTCCACAGCCTGCGCTGCAGTGCGCAGGTTTTCGTCGTAGTGGGCCAGACGGTACGCATCCCGCACCCTCATGCCGGGCAGCTGCATCAGGCGGCGCATCTCCGGGCTGCGCAGCTCGTTCTGCAGGTCGAAGTCCGGCTGGCTGCGGCGCATGGCCGCTTCCTCTGCCGCCCAGCGGGCATGCAGGCTGTGCACAGCAGCCTGTGTGCTGCGGGCAAAGCTGGACAGCGGCGGCAGTTCTGGGCGCTGCACAGGCAGTTCCTGCCGGGGCTTTTCCGGCTGCAGCTCTACGGTTTTCTCTGCCGAAGCCTGCGGCACAGCGGGCGCTTTTGCTTCGTCCGGCTTCATGGTGCCGGAGGCCACCGCCTGCCGGGTCTGCGCTTCGCTCAGGGCAGGGGAAGCGGCTTCTCCCTCTGCAAAGAGCTGTAGCATAATGGTTCCCCACGGGTTGCGGCTCCCAGCGTCCACTTCGTTCCTTGAGCGGCACTCGTGTTCTGCTGGCCGCTGCCCCAGCCTCGGCTCCCTGTTTCCGCCGCAGGCGGCGGTCGCCTCCGCTGCAAACAGCTGCAGATCCATCATGCTCTCCTTTCCTCTGCGGCTCACATCCGCAAAGCGGACATTCTCCGGGTAGCGTTCGGCCAGCAGCACAAAGCAGGCTTTGGCCAGCTCAAAGGCACCGCGCACCCATTCTTCGCAGGGCGTATCCACGCTCACTGCCAGACGCGGGCCGTCCGGCTCATCAAAGGCTTCGCTGTGGGCGTTCTCTTCCCCGGCCAGCAGGTACACAAGGCCCTGCATCACGGTGCTGGCTCCTGCACAAACGATGTCCTGCCCGGCAGGCGCATAGCCTGCATGACCGGCAGCTTCCAGCCGGCAGCTCAGCCCGGCGGGGGTATCCATCTCGCTGTAACAAACTTTCATCATAAAATTCACCTCCTTTTTAATGGATGTCCATGGCACGTGCAGCGGCGGCCACCGGCAGGGCATTGCCAAGGCCCGCCAGCTTTACCGCCTGCCCGTCCGTCTGCGCAGACGCACCGCCTGCGCTGCGGGCCGGTTCGTCAGGCCCGGTGCCCTGCTGGGCGATCACCGCCGCCATCTGTGCCATCTGCTGCTGCATCCTAGCCAGCTGCTGGGCAAGGGTGCCGTTCTGCCGCACCCTCTGGCGCACCTTCTCAATGCCTTCAAAGTCCATCATTTCCAGTGCCGCAAGGGCGGCATCGGCATTTTCCGGCTTGAAAAAGCCCAGCTGATAGCACTCCTTGGCCGTCTCGTTCTGGGAAAGACGGCTGAAGGTGCTCTTCTTGGCGGCGCTCACCACGATGTCAAAGATCGGCTCCCGGCTGCCCAGTTCCACGCCACCCACGCTGCCGCCGGGCACCGCCCGCAGCGCCTGCGCCGAGAAGGGCACGAACCGGCTCTCGCCGCTTTCGCCCACGATGCGGAACACCCGCTGCTCGTCGTAGAACTGGCGCATCAGCTCGATGATGAGATAGCACTGCTTTGCAAAAGCACGGTAGGCGCTCTTGAGCATATCGCGGCTGAGTTTGCTGCCTGCCTCCTGCAAGGCCGCAATGGCGCTGGCTGCGGTCACACCTCCGGCAGTGCCGCCCTGCGTCATGTCCCGGTTGCCGCTGATCTCCTTCAGCTCTTCAATGCGGCTCTGGCGGTAACTCAGGCTGTTGCCCTGCAGGCCCGCCGTCTGCAGCGGACGGAAACTGTCGTCGTTGAGCCGTCCCACCACATGCACGATGTCCCGGCTGAAATCTGCCAGCTCTTCCTCGTTGACCCCTGCCGTGTCGCTGAGCACATACCGCTGCTTTGCACTCAGCAGCACGTTCTCGTCCATGGCATGGTTCATCTTGTCAATGGCCGTCTGGCAGTCCTTCATCACATCGATGTAGCCAAAGCCCGCCGGGCTGTCCTCCTCCACGAACAGCGGGTCAAATACAAAGGGGTACTGCCCGTGGTCGTACAGGCCGCTTTCTGCCAGCGCCGGGTCGTTCTGGCTGGCGTACAGCACCACGCCGTTGCAGAACTTGCAGTAGTGCAGCACCATGCGCCCCGTTTCATCCGGGCGCTTGTAGTACCAGTCCACCACCACGCTCTTGGAGCTGGTGTCCTGCCCTTCATCGTGGATGTACCGGGGCACGTCCAGCACGCTGGCGGTGTGTCCTGCCAGCTGCGGGTACTGCGCGCACAGCCGGGCCGTGTCCTCAAGGCTCAGGCTGAAAAAGTCCGGAGATGCCTGAATATCCGCCACGCCCGGCTCCCAGTAGAGCATCAGCAGGTTCACGCTGCGCACCGCAATGTCGCCAATGCCGCCGCGCATTGCAGGGTCCCAGAAGATACCGGTCACGCCGGTGCCCTGTTTGAGCTTGCGCCACCAGCAGTCGCTGTACACCTGCTCGTAGTCGGCCTGTTCCAGCACCACCGGCAATACGCTGGAAAGTGCCCGTGCGGTGTCCTCGTCATCTGCCTCTCGGGGCAGCACGTTCGGTTCCGGGTAGTTGTCCATGGCATCGGCGTGCTTGTTGGCAATGCTGTTGAACAGCCACCCGCTGGAAGGCTGGGCCTTGCCGGGCATCATGGGGTTCTGGTAGTTCTTCCAGTGGCCCATGCGGAACCACAGCTCGTTATCCACAATGCGCTTGTCCAGCGCAGCCTTGCCCGCCTTGTACCGCTGCAAGGTCTGCATGGCCTCGGCCACCTGTGCTTCACCCACGGGCAAAGCTTCGTTCTCGTAATCGTCCATTGCGTTTCTCCTTTAAATTCTGTAAAATCTTGCCCGCTTGTGCAGGTTCAGCGGGTCGTCGGGCATGGGCGGCGCAGCACAGCGCACCGGCGGGCTGATAGGGTTCTCCATCAGCACATAGCGGCACTCGTCATAAATGTGATCCTCCTGCCGGGTGTCGATGTCCTCCACGTTGCTTTCGTCGTACACAAGGTTCGGGATCGTGCGGATAAAGTGCTTGCAGGTATTGAACACCTGAAACATCGGCCTGCCGTCCGCATCAAAATTCAGCCGGTAGTGGAACTGCATCTTGCCCGCAAGCCGGGTGTTGTCGCCGGGGGACCAGCGCAGGAAGTTCGGGCTGCGCTCCATCATAGCGGCAATGCTCTCGCCGCGGCTCTCATCAAAGATGGCCGGATCGGCAATGCCGTGGATCACCCTGCCGCGCAAAAGCGGGTCGTTCTGCTCTGCCTCCCGGATGCGCCGGGCCTGTTCCACCGGGTCGATGCGCAGGCCCTCGTTCGGCCTGCCGGTGCAGCCGTACAGCTCCTTGATGCGGTACAGCCGCCCCTCCTCGTCCGCTGCGTACCACCCCACCGAGAACGGCTTGGAAAAGCCAAAATCGAACCCGCGGTAGATCTGCCAGTGCTTCGGGATGGTGAACGGTGCGATCACATGGGTCCAGCGCTGGTCTTCGTAGCGGGCCGGGTCGTTGCGCCATTCGGTAAACACCTGCCCGGAAAAGCTGTCCCAGCTGCCGTAGAGCAGCGCCTGCTTTTCCGCTTCCGGCATACTGGCAAGGCTTGCAAGG